TCCGCCGCCCGTCTACGCGCATCGTCCGCCGCCGCCGCCGCCCGTCTACGCGCTTGTGCTGCCGCGCGCTCCTGCAGGCGCTGTCGCGCATCCCGCTCTTCCCGCGCCAGCTCCGCCCGCGCCGCCTCCGCCTCGCGCCTTAATCGCGCATCCCGCTCTTCTCGCGCATTAACCGCGGCGGCGGCGTCTTCCCCGGCAAACCGCGCCGCCGCAGCGTAATTCTCCCCCTGCAACCTCCGCGCTAAGGCAGCGTCATCGTCATAGTCGTCGTCGTCGTCGTAGAACGATATCCGGTTCGTCGGCTGGCGACGTCGACGGCGAGTGGGGGGGGCGGGGTCCGGGGAGTCAGGTCTCCCCCTTGCATAACCCTCTGTGTCGCGGAAGGCTGCGGCGGCCCGCGCCGCTTGTCTGTTTCCAGTTATCCAATTTACAAAATCATCCATATATATATATATATAAATATTATAACAATCATATTAAACATTTCCTACCATAAATATAGTAATAGATGGATAAGAAAACACTACTACAAGATGGCGATATTTCAAAGGATGATGAGGAGCTTATTTTTGATCCTTATAATCCAAAGAACAAAGATATTTCAAAAAGACAAGTGGAAACATTCCTTAAAAGATATGGGGTCCCCGACACAGTCCATAATCTCAACCTCTATAAACGCGCTTTTGTACATCGTTCTTACGTCAAAAGACCCCATCTCGAAAATATTAAGCGCGGAATTACTCTTGTAGAACAACCAAATGATTGCATGCCCCTCAAAACTAAATCCAATGAGCGATTAGAATTTCTGGGTGATGGTGTTCTTGAACTTATCACTAAATATTATCTTTATCGCCGGTTTCCCAAAGAAAATGAGGGATTCATGACAGAAAAAAAGATCGCTCTGGTTAAAAATGAATCTATTGGAAGAATGGCTTATGAAATGGGGCTCAATCATTGGTATATTCTCTCCAAAAACGCCGAGGAGAAAAAGACACGCACCAATCTCAAAAAACTCGGGTGCCTCTTTGAAGCATTTTTAGGCGCACTCTTTTTAGATTTCAATAAAATCACTATTTCCGATAGCGATGATTGGTTCAAAAATGTATTCGTCACGGGACCAGGATTCCAGATTGCACAAATTTTTGTCGAAACCATTTTCGACAAACATGTGGATTGGATAAAACTTCTTGAAACTGATGATAATTATAAAAATATTCTTCAAGTCAAAATACAAAAAGAATTCAAGGTTACACCCGTATATCTCACTATTAATAATACGGCAGATGAAGGGTATACAATGGGGGTATATCTTTGTCTTGGGGAAGCTCCTCACAAACTTCGCACGGAAAATGCTAAACCGTTTAGCTATTACAATTCTTTCGCAAAAATACACGAATATTATAACACAGAACCATTTATTTTCGTATTCTTAGGACGCGCTGTTCATAAAATAAAAAAAAAAGCTGAACAAGAAGCTTGCATGAATGCACTTAAAATAATTGGTTAGTATCATCCCTGAGTTCTATAAACTTGATACTACGTTTTTTCCATATAAAACTTTAATATATACATTTTATAATGGATGCTGCACTTTTACAACAATTATTAACAAAACCAACTCCTCAAAAACAGCAAGAGGTAGAAATAATCCTTCCAAAGGAAGAGGGTGTGGTCGACATACAAACAAAGATAGTTGATAAAACAGATTTAGGATATGATGGTGCTGCATTGCGCCAGAAACTGCAACACTTTGAAAGAGTGCATCGCGAAACTAATGTAGAAGAAGAAGAAGAAGAAATTGTGACAGTCGTCCCCCCACCTCCAAGCAAGCCATCTTTACCCGATTCTCCTAAAAAAACTGCAAAAAAGGCACCAAAGACACCGAAGGCACCAAAGGCACCAAAAGCATCGAAATCCATTTCTATAATGGTTCAAACAGAAGATGTAGGATCGCCGCCCGATTTATCTCTCGTTGTTGATAAACGGGGAAGAACATTGGGAGATCGTCTTCCACGTGAATCCAAAAAGGTTCTCATTCAAGCCCCCTTCTACTTTCTCAGTAATCAGAAAAAATTTATCGAATTTATTACAAAAACTTTTCTACCCTATAGAAGAGAACTTCTTGCAGAAGAAAAAAATATATCGTGTGATCAAAGGAGTGGCGCATTCTCTCTACTAACGCACCAGAAATTAGTGCGTGATTATCTAAATGTTTCTACGCCATATCGTGGATTGTTACTTTATCACGGACTTGGTTCGGGGAAAACTTGCTCATCGATTGCGATTGCGGAAGGATTAAAAAGTACGAGACCTATTATTATTATGACACCCGCCTCCCTGCGAACAAATTATATCCAAGAACTCAAAAAATGCGGTGACATCCTTTACAAAATTAACCAATTTTGGGAATTTATCCCCACAGAAGGCAATGAAGCGCTCGCTAAGGCACTCTCCAAAGCTCTTCAATTATCATTAAAATACGTAACAGATAAGGGAGGAGCATGGCTCATTAATGTTAAAAGAAAACCTAATTATGAAAAACTTAAAGCTTCTCATAGAGAAAGTGTTGATGACCAAGTTAATCTAATGATCAATAAAAAATATTTCTTTATAAATTATAATGGTTTGAGAAATAGTCATTTGGCGGAATTAAAACAAAAATTGCGGCAACCCAATTTGTTTGATCACTCTGTTGTCATTATTGACGAGGTTCATAATTTTGTGAGCCGTATCGTCAATAAACTCAAAAAAAAGAAATCATTGAGTGGACAACTGTATAAATATCTACGAAAGGCGCAAAACTGTCGCATCATCTGTCTTACGGGAACACCTATTATTAATTATCCTAATGAATTGGGAATTCTCTTCAATATATTACGAGGAAGTATAACAACTTATACATTACCACTAACAATCAACACTCAACAAAAAATCAATGAAGCACGGATGAAGGAAATTTTGAAACCGGCACTTAATCTTGATTATATGCGTTATCAAGCTTCTCTGAAGCAATTAGTTATAACCCGCAACCCCTTTGGATTTATAAATAAACGCGGCACCCAAACACAGGGAATTAAAATAAAGGGGGGTGACGAGGGACGTATTACCGATAAAGAATTTATTCGCACAGTTATTGATGCATTATCAAAAAATAATATCACAGTAAATGCCAAACAAATAAAATCACAGGATCACAATGCATTGCCAGATACACTGGAAGAATTTACTAAATGGTTTATAAATTCAAAAACGGGTGTATTAAAAAATCAAAATATTTTTAAGAAGAGAATATTGGGATTAACCTCACATTTCAGAAGCCCTCAAGAACAATTGATGGCACAATTTAATAAAGAAACAGATTTACACGTTGTCGAAATACCAATGAGCGATTATCAATTAAATATCTATGAGAGTGCGCGTGAAGGAGAAAGGAAAATGGCTATGGAACAAGCCAAACGCAAGGGGCGGAAAAAAAAGAAGGCAGGGAAAGGTGAAGATATATACGAAGATTCCGTTTCCACTTATCGGATTTTCTCTCGCGCTTTCTGTAATTTTGTATTTCCAGGAGAAATAGGTCGCCCCCTTCCCCAAGATGATCTCGACGTAGCAGCCGCCGCTCAAATACCACTGGATGAATATGCACTTGATAACGCTACCGCTGAAGAAAAAATACAAAATATTGATGGACAGTATGGACTGGATGATATAAAAGCATTACAGGAATCAATGGATAAAAATAGAGATAATAATTATGAACATCGTATTAAAGCAGCACTGACACAACTTGAACAACAAAACGATACCTATTTAACAAAAGCATCTCTCGCTAATCTCAGTCCAAAGTTTTTAACCATCCTTAATAATATTGAAGCAAATAGCGGCTTACACCTCGTATACTCTCAATTTAGAACCCTCGAAGGCATTGGCATCTTTAAATTAGTATTAGAAGCAAACGGCTTTGCGCAATTTAAAATTATTAAAAATAAAGGTGGCAAGTGGAATATTGTGCAGAGAGAGGAAGATGCGGGAAAACCTAAATTTATTCTATATACTGGAACAGAGAGCACGGAAGAAAAGGAAATTGTTAGAAATATTTTCAACAGTCAATGGGGTGGGATTCCAAAAACTATTAAGGATCAACTTAACAAAATATCACCAAATAACTATCACGGGGAAATTGCAAAAGTATTTATGATCACTGCAGCCGGTGCAGAAGGAATTTCTCTCCGAAATGTGCGCTATGTACATATTATGGAACCATATTGGCACCCTGTGCGCATAGAACAAGTCATCGGGCGCGCACGCCGTATTTGTAGTCATAATGATCTTCCTGCGGAGGAGAGAAAGATTGAGGTGTTTCTCTATCTTATGCGGTTTACAGAGCATCAAATCGCTGAACTTATTTCAAGTGAATTAAAAATCAAAGATATAAGCAAATTAGATAGTAAAACACCCATTACAAGTGATCAAGCGCTTTATGAGATATCATCTATTAAGGAGAGAATCAATAGTCAGCTGTTGAAAGCTGTGAAGGAAGCGTCTATTGATTGTGCGGTACAAATGAGAACAGGTGGAGAAGATTTAACGTGTTTTGCATTTGCGCGATCAAAAGGCGGGGAATTCGCTTATATGCCGACGATGACAGGTGGAGATGACGATGATATTGGACAAGCCAATAAAAGAAAAAAAAAGGTAAAGGTAAGAAAAATTACATACGGCGGCAAAAAATATATGGTAAATATGGAAACCAACGAAGTATACGATTATGAAAGTTACCAGATCACAAAGGGACAAACGGAAGCAGTCCCTGTCACCGTAGGAACAATTGTCACAGTTTCTACTGCCAAGGGTAAAAAAAAAATCATTAAGTTTTATTAACCAGTTTAAAGGTATATGAAAAACAACTATAATGGATGAAGACATCCCAACAGCCGAGACAATAGATTCTATACCTACGGCACCCATCGTTGATATTATTGACCCATTGCTTGGTATTGAAATTACCGAGGATATGAAAAAATGCTATAAGTTATCTAATTCGATTAAATATTTATCGTGGATAGAATGCATTCTATCCATGCTCTTTACATTTAGTAATGGATATTTTGCCATTCCATTATTTTTAATGTATTTTGGATATATCGGCGCTAAAAACTTTAATCAAAATCTTATTGGTCTATATTTTATTTATTTAACTGCTATCAATGCTGCACGTCTTTATTTTTTCTTACATTTTTTTACACAATTGTCATATCAAGAAAGGGAAGTAAATATTATGCGATTAATGCTTGTTATCGTTTGTAGTATGATGGATTTTTTCGTATCCTATGTAACTTATCTATTTTACAAATCTATGAAAAAATTACCAGCTGCAAATCTTGAAATAATAAGATTACTTGATCAGGAATTAATAAATAATTCCTCATAAGGATACAAAGGTGATTGTTCTGGCTCACGTTTTCTAAAAAATCTTTTTTTGAGAGTATCGAAATATCTTTTCCACCTCAAGGAATACTTCGCGCGCTTCTTTTTTTGATATTTTGAAAGTCGTTCTTCTCTCGACTTTCGACGTTTGAATATGTTGAACATTATATATACTCAACATATTTGTACTCTTGGTATGGTTTGGTTAGAAATTATATAATGTCCAAAACGAGAAAAGGAGACAGATGCGTATAAAGCGCAGGGGGTGGATAACTATTATAGTTAGTTATCTTTTTCTACATCTCGTGCGTCTTTTCGTTTTCCTTTTTTTTCTTCTTCGTGTTTTGTTTCCTCTTCTTCGCTTTCTACGTATTCTACGACGTTTTTTGTAGCGTCGTGTGCGACGTCCCCCGCCACGCCTGCCGCCACCGCCCCTACCGCGGCGGGGCGGACGCCCGATCCGCGGATCACCCGGAAATGCTCTTAAATAAATTGTTAATACTGGTCCGCGGGCGCGCCATTTGGCGTGAAAGTGTAAATGTATTTCATAAATTTCCATGTTACTTGCTCGAAGGGCATAAATTAACTGATCTAACCAGTCTGCGCCGGGTGCTCCTTGACTGGGAATGGAAGTCAACTGTACCAGAGTGCGGGCGCGGGGACGGACCCGTGCCCGGTCGGGTCCGAGCTCGAACCGCCCATTCAGAAATGTTGCTAAACTTTCAGTAGAATCCCCACCCCGCCGCGCCCAGCGATCAAGCATAGGGCGCACCGCATATTGAGCTAACTCCGAGATTTGTCCAAGCATAATATTAGCCTGTTCACGCCAACCAGCTGCGGGGGGCGAAATCGGACGTATGGGCAGCGGTGTGTTTGCAGCGAGGGGACCCTCGTAGCGGATCGTCTGCCGGTTCCGGGTGTACTCCCCCCTAACAAATACCCATCCTCTTCTCTCCGCCCGTATACTAACGCCGTCCCACCCCGGCGGTGGGACGTCCGCCGCGCGCCCAATCTGCCTGCCCACCGTGGGCAGATTCGCCGCCGCGCCGCCCGGCTCCTTACACCTTCTCTGCGTTCCTTCGCCGGCGGTGCGAGCATTCGCTTCTTCTTGAGTTTCACACCCCCCGCAATGTGGACTGCCGCCCTCCCCGTTGTACTGGAGGCAATCGCGGTGTCCGTCGCACGGAAAATCCAAACAAGCCATTATGTTATAATATGGGAAAAAATTAAAAAAAATGGTTCGCGGAAGCAGGTTTAGATCCTGCGACCTCGTGGTTATGATCCACGCAGCTATCCTAACCATTAGAATATAACAAAAGATTATTTGTTATACTATTCAAGATCGTTAACCTGGGATACTAACCACTCTTAAGGTGGGGAGGCGATGAATGCTGGGCAATTTTCCGCGATTATCCACACCCCACTCCACAATAGCGCAATTATGTTCTTTTCCTGATAACATATCTGTATCCATTAGATGATAGAAATCCTCTTGCTTATTAATCAAACAAGTCCCTATCACCGTCGTGATGTCATTATTTATTAATATTTTCTCTCCAACACCCAATAACCCATCCTTCAACACGATGTATCCAAACTTATTGTCATAAAAAGACATATGGTCCTGTGATTTTATATGCAATGATCGCCCCTTAACAAATAATTCGACATCAAGTGATGGCGACAAATCCAATTGTTCATTATTCTTATTCGAAAAGGTCAACGCCATTTCTTTTATATTTTCCGCGACTTCTATAAATTCGGTCGATTCATAACACACTTCTCTCGCATTATCATTTTTCTTAAATAGCAATACCCCATTTTTCATCGGTCGCTGATTTATTCCAATATCACACAAGAGAAATAAATCATCACTTAATCTACTCTCTATCACCTGTTTCAATGCATTTTCAGTTCGCACCGTCGCATTATGAATAAATAACTTTGATACACAAAATGATTTGATTAAATTGTCAAAATCTGAAAAAAACATTGACCCATCTTCTATCTTATAAGGAGTCATCACATTAATTTTACTTTTATCATTATGTGATATCTTTTTTAGTTTATGGAGAAAAGATGAATTTACGGGCTCAGGAACTTTGGGTGGAGGAGGCGGGGAACGGGCGCGACCACGAGGCATTAACATGGTGGGTTGGGTTCCCTCTGTGTTTGGAAGATTAAATGTAACACGTCTTTGCGGTGGAAGGGGATCAACAGTGACTTGTGGAGTTTTATCATTATGTCCTATAGATAATGGAGGAGGCACTTCATTATTAATCCAATTCTGAGCATTTCTCTTATTATATGTTTGGGTGATTTCCATCATATCAGAATTTCTTTCTGATTGCTGCTGACTCATTAAATCGCTTATATTACCATTAAAATTTTGCTTCTCCGTCACTTCAAAATTAATTTCTGATGGTTTTGGATCATTTATTAAATTATTGAATTCATCTTGCTTTTTGGCAAAATTACTATTTAACTTACTTACTTGTCGTGTATCTTTGGGTGGGGCGATTCTTTCGACATCACCCTTATCACGCCGATAAGGGTTTATATTATTAGCTGATGTAGCCACGCATGCTTTGTTCATTTCAATGAGATTGATAAAGTTTGAGGCAGCATTCGCTATACCCTCGACAATTTTCTCAAATTGTTCCTCAAATCCTATCAAAGATTGAGTCCCGTAAGTTTCTCTAAGTAAGTTCCACAACATTGACCTATTATTTATATGACGAAATTGCATACTTAATGTATTTTCTTGGGTTCGTAACATATATAAATATTAAACAACAATTTATTTAATATTTAATTTTTATTAATTAAAATAATTAATTCGCAATTGTTTAATATCCTTGTCCTTGATTCTCGTTTTTATCATAGTATTAAAATCTCTTCCTTTCAATAATTCAATGATAATATAAAGACAATACATACCGCATTCACTGATACTATATTGATGTCGCCGCCTATTTTGAATAATTTTATATGGTTTACCTATTTTTTTACTTTGTTTTTGAACTTTTTCCATAAATCTTCTAACACGCTTCGGCGCTCGTTCACCATAACTATCAAAATAATAGATATCACCCTTTTTTGTATCGATAAAAATAGCAATCCAATGTGATCCTTCTAAATAATGGGGGTCTAAATTAAAAATAATACCCACTTTTGTTTTTCCTTTCACGAGTAAATTTTTTAAATCAAATTGACAAATATCCTCCCAGACGCATTCGCCAAACATCTTGTGATCGTCAAAATCAATTGGGGAAGGTCCAAGAAATTCAAAACAAGGATACGTCTTCTCATATTGTTTCATAACATCCATCATCTCAACACTGGTAAGCCACTCATAAGGTTTTTTTTTCCATTCGTGTGGAGGAGGCGGGGCAAATGTATGATTAAGTAACTCATTATTCAGTCCCTCTTTGAATGCCTTTTGTTTCAACCAACAAGACTCTCTGTCACACATTTTACTCATTCCATATTTTAAACTTTGCCATATTAATAATGGATCATTACTTGTTATGGGTTGGTCTGGATGACGCGCATTCCAGAGTTGTTTTAATTTATGCAATGAACTATTCGTATAACAAGAAAATTCTAATTTTTCACCTGATACTTGCGGCGCACATCTATCTTTCTTAAATCCTCGCTTAGATCTTCGTTTCCTACGTTTTGTCTTTCTTTTCACCTTTTTTTTTCTTCTTGTCTTTCTTCTCATATTTATTATTGATATTTTTCTTTGAAACACCTTTTGTACGATATCTTGAGTCGGAAATATCTATATTTCTACTTACCGGGATGAAAGGTTTCGCCTTATCAGGTCTATGTATTTTAATAGGTATATAATCGGTGATTTTAGTGGACATAGGGGTAATTTTTCTCATCATTAAATGATTGGGGAGCGGTTCATTCATTATATTTGCATTGGGGTCCTCTTTTTTTTTGATATGTACATAATCTTCTTGGATAATTTCTGATTGATCTTTGAATTTAAAATACTTTATACACGTTTCAGCATAATGTATAAATGTATTATCCACGCTTGAATTAATTTCCTTATTACAGAGTAAGTCTTTGGTGAGCTTAAATATTCTTTTTCGATAAAAAGCAATTTCGTTTTTATTGCTTTTTTTTTTACATATCGATTTTTTTTTGATATAGAGAGGATTTGTTAAATATTCTAAATCAATCATATTAAGTGAGCTATCCATTATAATATGATTATTAATTATTTTTAAATTTTAACCTCGCAAAGGCAAATTTTGCACTTGCTGTCGTGTGAAATTATTAAAAATGTTTTTACCCAGACCACATTTGTTCATATCAGCTAAAGCAAATTTTTCCTGCTTAAATAGAAGTTCATGGGTCATAGTAACTGGGCGGGATACTCTAATATTTACATTATATAAATCACTTTCTGTTCCTGGGATGAATTTTGCTTGAGCACTCTTCTGCAATGGAAAGAATATATTTTGAAGACGAGATTCTTGATCGATTCCGCCGGCAAAACCCGAAAATGGGGCACTCGTCCCCGGATTAAATGTTTTCTCAGAGTTATAAATACCAATCCTTTTACAAGGGACCTTTGTCGGCATTCGGCAGTCTAAAATTGGCATTCTCACATAACGAGTTTGTGTCGGACGTGGGGAGTAAGACATTTGCAACTCAGAAGATGGAAGATTACGATCATAAATACCTTTGTTTATTTGTGCAGCCCTTTCAAATTGACAATAATATGCACCATTAATTGCACCAGACATATGATATATTCAAAGATAATTATATTTTATAAAAAAATCTAAAGATTATAGGGATGACATCTCTATATGTGTGGTATCTTTCTACTTTTAAATGATATTCGCGATGAAGAAAAAATAATATCTAATTTTGAAAAGGGAAAAATGCGAGGACCCGAAAGCAGCAATATTACATTTTTTCACGATCACAAAGCGGGGTTTGGTTTTCACAGATTAGCTATTAATGGACTAAATAATTCTGCTAATCAACCAATGACCATTGATGGATATACACTCATATGCAATGGCGAAATATATAACTACAAAGAGTTACACGAGTTTTTTGCTATTAAAAATTCCACGGGGTCTGATTGCGAAATCATCATTCATTTATATAAAAAATTTGGCATTGACCAAACATTACGGCTTATTGATGGGGTATTTGCCTTTGCTCTTTTTGACCGATCACAAAATAAAATTGTTATAGCACGAGATCTATTTGGCGTCCGCCCACTGTTCATCGCTGCAGCTAAAAGTAAGGTAAAAAAAATTGCATTCGCATCTGAAATAAAAATGATGGCAAATCTATGGACAGATAAAAAAACTATTACACCGTTTACACCTGGAACATACAGCGTTTATGAATTTATTAGCAGTGAAGATGTTTGGAAAAACATAATTTATGAGAAATCCTTTGCAAAAATTACATCCTATATTAATTATGATATTGATACAGAGGAGAAAGCTATGACACTATTGAAAAATAGTCTAATGGATGCCGTAAAAAAACGGTTCTTCACCACAAATCGCCCTATCGCCTGCCTTCTTTCGGGTGGTTTAGATAGTAGTCTAATTACAGCTCTCGTCAAGAAATTGGTAGAAGAGGAAGGTTACCCAACACAACTTGAAACATATAGCATTGGCTTGCAAGGTTCAGAAGACTTGAAATATGCTCGGAAGGTAGCAGATTTTTTGAACACAAAACATACAGAGATTATTTGTACAGAAAGTGAATTCCTCGATGAAATACCAAATGTCATATATAATATTGAGAGCTATGATACAACTACGGTCAGGGCGAGTGTGGGTAATTATCTTGTCGCAAAGTATATAGCAGAACACAGTGATGCTAAGGTTATATTTAACGGCGATGGATCTGACGAAGTTTGTGGCGGATATTTATATTTTCATCTTGCGCCAGATGCTATCGCCTTTGATAAAGAATGCCACCGCCTATTAAAAGACATACACCTATTTGATGTATTGCGCTCGGACCGATCTATATCCAGTAATGGATTGGAAGCACGCACACCTTTTCTGGATACAGTATTTGTTAATGCCTATCTTTCCATTCCCCCAAATATTCGGTTTATTAAAGGGAAACCCGAAAAATATCTTCTAAGAAAAGCTTTCGAACCGATGAATTTATTGCCTCAAACGGTTCTTTGGCGTACTAAAGAAGCATTTAGCGACGGTGTAAGCCCACAAAAAAAGTCATGGTATGAAATCATACAATCACATATAAATACACTACCCCCAGTAACATTATCTGAGGCATCCATTATTTTTAATCCACCTACCACGAAAGAACAGAAATATTATAGATATATATTTGAAAAACATTACAAAACATATAGCAATGTTATCCCATATTTCTGGATGCCGAAATTTACAAATGCTACAGATAGTAGCGCTCGCACACTTAAAATATATAAAAATGGGCGCAAAAAAAGTTGTGTAAATTGTAAGGGATCCGGCTTAGTTAAAAAACTATATACGCCCTGTAAAATGTGTAAAAAACACAATCTTAAGGTTTGCATCAAATGCGAAAATACAAAAAAAATAGGGAATTTTATTGATTGTTCAAAATGTTTTGGAGCAGGAGAAATAAATTGAATTTAATTGTTTTTATATATAATATATAAACAATGGTAGAGCTAACAACAAATTGGAATAAACTTCCTGCCGAACTTCACAGACATATCTTATCATATACATATTCACCGCAGCCCAAATATTTACTTGAAGACATACGGAACTATCACGCAACACTCAGGATTGTAAAAGATATGTATAATAATAGCGGGACGAGTGAAAATGATGATGAAGCGGATAATTGGATAATCAATGATATGTATGGATGGTTAAATAATGATACACCAACAATGAACGGATATGTAGATAATTTCATACGAACTATTCATCGCTACCCCTATTATCATTTATTCGATAAAAATATAGATAATATTATATATATTTTGGGGAAAAATCCTGCAAATAATGAAATACGTATTTTCTGGGGGCTTTTGACCCCCACAGAAAGACAAACCTTTATATCCGATCGGTTATATGCCGCAGAAGCGGATGAATCTGTTCCAATGGAAATTGACGATTAATCAACTTTTAATAAATGAATAAATATATTTTTGCAACATCTTCCCATTGTGTTCATTTGCTTGTTTATTTTGATTTTCTCGTGAATATCTATTCCGCGATAATATATTGACCATATGATAATAAAATGGTTCTTTATTGTCCACCAAATCTGCCAGAGGGGATTGAATAAACATCCGAACCATCTCGTTGGGGTCAAAATTATAGTGATAAGCGGGTATATGTATATAAAAGACGTTATCACGTTTCATCTTATTATGCTCTAAATCGTCCACAAAACAAATTTTACTGTTTTGATGCAAATGCCCACAAGATTGTAAATCTCTTAATGTTTTTTCATATGTTGTACGAAGTGGCTCAATTTGCTTTCCACGCGCTTTATACGCAGCGATAGTCCGATCAAATAAACGATCATTTATTTTATATTCTAAATAGCGTTTTATCATAAGAGGCCATGATTTTTCTCCATTATTGTTTGTATAAATCATCACCTTGTGACATTCACCCCTTTGCTTACAATCTCTCAAATATTCTAATATACTTAATATATTCGGGCGAAGATATTGTGGATACAAATCCAATAATGTATAAAAATCAGGTTCGCGTAATTTTGGACTAAGATATTCTTGAAGTCCAAACCAAAACATACTTAATTGTCCAAAATCCCCCAAAGTTTGATCCAAATCAAAAACGACAACCTTTTTATTATTCATATATCTTTTATCGATAATATATTAAATATATCTGCACTCATTTATTATGCCTTTTCAATGTTTGCGCGATCCATCAAATAATATTACCACCAGCACTTTTTTATTTGAAGCAGCAGGTTGGGCGGGAAGTGCCTGTATATTAACTGCATATCTCCATAACTGGGGTGAATCTACTAACTTTACCCTAAATCTCGTCGGCTCCCTATGTTTGCTTGCCATTTGTCTCAAAAAAAAGGTATATCAACCCGCGATTATAAATTTCATATGGTCTATTGGCAGTATATATAAATATAATACTGTAGATAAAATCACTATTTAGCAATTATAATATTCCATATATATATATATGAGCTATAACCCCCAAGAAATAGATGACCTTCTTCCACAAGGCGCCGCCGAGCACGGGCTGACCCCGGAGGAGGAGGCGGCGATAGCGGCGGAAGCGGACCAAATGGAATTAGATTGGCAGCGCCTACGCCGCGGCACGAGCGCGCCGATCGCACGCGCGCCGCCGGCGGCTGTGCTCGCGCGTGCAGGGAGCACACCAGCACAGATGGAAAAGGATGCGATATTGGACGAGCAGATGGCGGAGCAAATGGCGAGGTACGAGGCGGAGTTGGACGCCGAAGACGGAGTCTCGCCGACACAAGCCGAATTTGATCAGTTGTTAGAGGCAGCGGAAGAAGAGGTCGAGGACGAGGACGCGTATGCTCGCGACCGGGCAATTGCACAAGCAGAAGACAGGAATAGACGTGGGTGGATTCACCGATCGACAGGATTTGATACAAATAGCTTACCTGGATGGCGGTGGATGAGATCAATGACGGGGTTTGGGCGGAGAACACGGCGGCGGAAGAACCGAAAACGCAAACCGCGCAAAACACGCCGGAAACGCAAAACGCGCAGAAGGCGCCGAAAACGCAAAACGCGTAGAAAACGCCGAAAACGCAGAAAGCGTAGATAAATTATATTATTTAATTGGTAAGCATACCTCCACCAAGTACAATATATTATACACGATAATAGCAGAAATAAAAGTAATAATTAGAACCACTGCGAACTTGGCATCCTTGTCAGTTTTTTTACACCTTTGAACAAAGGTGTAAAAAAAAGTATATAAATATTATCAATATATTTAAGCAATGGAACATATGATCTTGCCCATCCCTTTGCATTATACTAAGTGGACAGTTAAAACGCAAGATACCCAAACTTGCAATTTATGTTTAAAGACCTTTTTACCTGACAATATATTCTATAAATGTTCTCTTTGTTATTCTTATGTGCTCTGTCCAACTTGTAAAGATACGGATATTAAGGGACCACTAAATGGGCATATTCTGATGACATGCGTCTATAACCGCCAAAGACCGCACCCACACAAGCTCAACTATAATATTATTGATACAGATTTGTTCTTTATACATATTCCTAAAAATGCCGGCACTTGGTTCTCAATAAATTATTTACCATCTAAACAATTTTTTCACAATATGCACGGCGGCATATTGGGTTTTTCACCAAAAGATAGAAAAAAAACTGTAGCCATTATTCGAAATCCATATGATCGTATGGTATCATCATATAATTTTTCTATTCTTCCATCAACTTACTATCATTCTTTTAATAATAAAGAAACCGGAACGATGCCTTCTTACACCAAAATCAAGGATTTAAATTTTAACGAATATGTTAAAGATGCGGTGACGCGGGCGGCACCGAAGACGCGGGACATACAGTTGACGCACGAGATGCCGCAATTATTTTTTATCAGTATTAATGGAAAAGATATTATTTGTCCAAATCTGATTCGTTTTGAACACTTAGAACAAGATATTGATAACATTTTACATCTTCCACTGAAGGGGAAACCAATGAATAAGTCGGCGAGATCAAAACCATGGCAGGAGTATTATACTAGTCAAAAAATAGCAGACTCAGTATATGAGTTGTATAAACAAGATTTTATTGCTCTTGGTTATCCCCGTTTTTTTGTATCTCCAAATTGAATAGGTAAAGAGACACTTAATAAATAAAACACAAGTTATCAAGGTTAAAAAAATCTAAGCGGAAATTGCGAATTGTTGATCGGCGAGTGGGCACTTATACTTAGTAAAATCATACCGCCGGCATAACCGAAAGCGTAGATAAATTATATTATTTAATTGGTAAGCATACCTCCACCAAACCCAAACACCAAGTACAATATATTATACACGATAATAGCAGAAATAAAAGTAATAATTAGAACCACTGCGAACT